ACTAAAATTGGAAAAACCCCATTTGTAACAGGTCCTATAATTGACCCTAACTTAAAGCTAAAAACTGTAGATATCACGGCTGCGATTACTGCCGATATACCTGCCTATGTTTCAGCTACAGAATTTTTCTCATCTTTATCGAGTAGCCAAAAAATGGATCTAGGAGGCTATAGCCCTTACATGAATTACGGCAGCGGTTATCCCTCTACGTACAACGTAGTCGTAAACGCCGGCGTAGTCGGTAATGAGGACACACTTGTTAAAGCCGTTCAGGATGCGATCCTTACAATCGATCGTAGAGGCGACTCGACTTTAGTAGCAGGTACCTTATGACAGTCCCTACAATTAACGCTGTTATTAACTTTTCTACTGGCCCGGCTTTCGCTCAAGCGATGATCTTAGATAGTGGAATTTTAGGCACTAACGTACTGGCAGACTCCGAGGCTCTTATCGTCGATGTGTCTAACGTCGTCGATGGTGTTACAACTACTCGAGGTCGTAATGCTCAGAGTGATACGTTTCAGACAGGTACTTTAACTCTGCGTATCGTGGATCAAAATGGTGACTTCAATCCTCAAAATCCGGCAAGCCCTTACTACGGTCTACTGACTCCCCTACGTAAAGTGCAGATCACAGCTACATGGGAGGGCACCGAGTACCCGATGTTTAGCGGCTTCATTACAAGCTACACGACTACAACTCCTAAGATGGCTACAGATGTCGTCTATACAACTATTACAGCTGTAGATGCTTTTAGACTTTTCCAAAATAGCCAAATCTCGACGGTGACTCTTGCTGAGGCTGGAGACCTACCGGGCGAGCGTGTTAATGCAATCCTTGACGAAATCGCTTGGCCTCCATCTATGCGCGAGATCCAATACGGCACGACGATATTTCAGGCAGATCCGGGTAATCCTCGTACGGCGCTGGCAGCTTTACAGACTGCAACGATTTCAGAGTATGGCGCTTTGTACATTAATGCTCGCGGATCAATCGAGCTTAATGATCGAGCATTTTGTATAGAGTCTCAGGATTTACCTGTAACTCGTTTTAATGACAATGGCACGGATATCAATTACTTTAATGCTACATGGCGTTTAGATGACACACAGGTTTATAACTCCGCATCTATTACAAAGATCGGCGGTACGCCTCAGTTAGCACAAGATGATGCCTCTATTGAGGAGTATTTTGTGCACTCATATAATCAGCAAAATCTCGTAATGGAAACAGATCAAGCGGCACTCGATTACGCACGTGCTTACGTTGCCTCTCGCAAAGATACAGAGACAAGGTGCGATCTCATAGAGCTAGATCTTTACATGGATGATTACGACGATGGCATTACTGCGGCTCTAACTTTAGATTATTTTGATCCGGTTGAGGTAACTACTAATCAGCCGGGTAATTCGACCCTTGTACAAACTTTGCAGGTGTTTGGCGTACAACACAAAGTAACGCCTAACTCTTGGAAAACTAGCTTTACAACTTTAGAGCCGATTATCGACGGCTTCATTTTGGACTCAACACAATACGGAGTACTCGATACCTCCGTACTGGCTTACTAAGGAGATAGAGATGGCAGCTGGATTAGGTTTTAAGACCTTTACAACAGGTGAGGTATTAACGGCAGGTGACGTAAACGGCTACCTCATGCAAGGCATCTTGGTCTTTGCTAGTGAAGCAGCTCGTAACTCTGCTATTACTGCGCCGCAGGAGGGTCAGTTTGCTTTTACAAAGGACACTAACTCGCTGTGGTATTACACGGGCTCAGCTTGGGCGGCCTCAGGTGCTACAGGTGATATTGAGGGTGTAAGCGTTACTAGTCCTATTACAGGAGGCGGCACATCGGGCACGGTAACTATTGGCTACGATGCCAAGGCTGGCACGACACTAGGGTTTAATGCTCAGACAGGTACAACTTATACGCTGGTAGCTGCCGATGCTTCTAACAAGTTAGTTACTACATCTAATGCCTCGGCCGTAACTGTCACGGTGCCGCCTAGCGTTTTTGCTGCCGGTGAACAGATTAATTTACAAAGTATAGGAGTGGGACTTACGACTTTTGCTCAAGGTGCAGGTGTAACGATTACATCTACCGGCGCTGTATCTACTGCTCCTGTCCTAAGAGCTCGTTACTCCGCTTGTACAATTATCTGCACAGCATCGAACGTATTTACTATTGTGGGCGACCTGAGCTAATGAGTCCTATCTTAGGTATCTTGGCCTCTAGTCGAGGTGGTGCAGCAAACTCTTATGAGTCTATTGCTACTTTAACTGCATCGGGTTCAAACTCTACTTTAACTTTTTCGTCAATCCCAAGCACTTATACACACTTACAAATACGAGGTATTGCTAGGGCTGCAAGTGGTGGTGAAACAGAGCCATTTGATCTAAGACTCTATTTTAATGGCTTGACTACTGGTATTTATTCTAGTCACGCCATTTACGGAAACGGAACAAGCGCAGCAGCAACGGCTGCTCACGCTGGAAGTGATAACTACATCTACACTCATACAGGATTAGCAGGTAGCGGTATGACTGGCACAAGTTACAATGCTTGTGTAATTGATATTCTTGATTACAAAGACACTAATAAAAACAAGACAACTCGCTATCTTGGTGGTGCTGATAACAATGGAGCAACTGGAATAATTGCTCTGAGTTCAGGTTTATTTATCAATACTGATGCTATTACATCGGTGAGTATAAACAGTCAGTATTACAACTTTACAAGTGGGACAACCTTTGCTTTGTACGGAATTAAGGGGTAATCATGCCATCAACATACGAACCGATTGCCACTACCACTTTAGGCAGTAATACAACCGAGATCAGTTTTACTTCCATCCCATCTACCTATACGGACTTAGTGTTAATTCTAAATACAAAGTTTGTGACTGCACAGAGTTTAACTATTAGGTTAAATTCCGATACTGGTTCCAATTACTCAAACACGCAATTATACGGTACTGGATCATCTGCATTATCTACAAGAAATAGCAATAATGCCTATATGTTTTTGGCTGCTATCTCTACAGAGTGGTCAACTAATATATTTAATATCAATAACTATTCCAATACAACAACTAATAAAACTGTATTAGTAAGACAAAGCCCAGGTAATACGGATGTCGCTGCCAACATAGGGTTATGGCGTAGTACCGCTGCTATATCAACTATTGCCATACAGGCATTTACAACTGCAACTAACTTTGTTACAGGAACAACTGCAACTCTTTACGGAATTAAGGCGGCGTAACTATGGCAAATACATTTGTTAAAATTGCAGCCGTTACAGTCGGAGCAGGTGGGGCTAGCAGTATTGACTTTACAAGCATCCCTGCAACGTATACTGATTTATGTTTAGTCCACTCTTTAAGGTCTAGCAATACAGAAGATTACTGTGGGGTGGAATTTAATTCTTCTTCATCATCATTTTCAAGTAGAAGCCTTCAAGGTAATGGTTCAACGGCATCTAGCGCAACGAGGTCTGATAATTTGTTTGTTGGAACAGTAGTTCAATCAACGCTGACTGCAAACACTTTTTCTAATGGTCAAATCTATATTCCTAATTATGCTGGGAGCGCATACAAATCTTTTTCATATGATGCAGTACAGGAAAATAACGCCTCAAGCGCGTTGTCAGAATTGTTTGCTGGTCTTTGGTCAAATACCGCTGCGATTACAGGTGTTAAATTAGTTAAGGCTTCAGGAAGTTTTGTCCAATACTCAACAGCAACCCTTTACGGTATCAAAAAAGACTAAGGAGAAACATGACTACAGCAATCGAAGTAAACTGTGCTACAGGTGAAGTAGTAGAACGCGCTCTTACTGAACTAGAAATCGAACAGCGTGAGGCAGATGCGGCGACCTTTCTTGAGCAACAAGCCGAAGCTAAGCGCGAGGCAGATGCGAAAGCTGCTTTACGCGATAGTGTTATCGCAAAGCTCGGCCTTACAGCTGATGAAGTAGCAGCTCTGCTCGGATAATGGAGACAAGCTATAACGGATACCCGGCCTCTAAAGATCCGGCCGAGATAAGGATAAAGTCCTACCCTGTACGGGGTACGGATCGTAAGCTAAGGTGTGCCGAGAGTGTTGGGCCTCTCTTGGCCGCCTTTGCTGCGGAGTTTCACGAGCTGATCGAGCCGATCGATGAGGGTACCTTTGACGACTGGGCTTACGCCTATCGGATGGTACGAGGTAATCCGACAAAGCTCTCATGCCACTCATCCGGCACCGCTATCGATCTCAATGCTACTAAGCATCCCCTAGGAAAGTACGACACTTTCCCGGCTGAAAAAATTCCAATGATTAGAGCTCTTGCTAAAAAGTACGGCCTTAAGTGGGGCGGCGACTTTAAGAGCAGGCCGGACGATATGCACTTCGAGGTAGAGGTATCGGCGGTAAAGGCAAAACAACTAATAGAAAAGTTAGGACTAGACAATGAATAAAAAGCAATTAGAGGCCGCCGTTATGTCATATGTACGCGCAGCGCTCGCCTCCGTAGCAGCTCTCTATATGTCAGGTATACAGGATCCAAAAGTACTAGCTAACGCGTTTATCGCCGGGCTCGTAGGTCCGCTGATGAAAGCGGTACAACCTAACGAGAAGCAATACGGCATAGGCTCTAAATGATCCGGGCCCTGATAGGGGCGATAGTGGGGACTATCCTCCTATCGGGGTGCGGTTACGATGGATGGGTAAGATATGAGTGCCAAGAATACGAAAACTGGGAAACCCCTGAGTGCACTCCGCCACAATGCGAGGCTACCGGAGTCTGTAGTAAGGATCTTATTAAGCAAAATGAATAGGGACACTAAAAAGTTATCCCCTGAGGATATTCATGCTCGCCTTATATTTTTAATTGGCGCGGTACTCGCTCTTACCTTTTTTGTAATTACCGCAGGTGCCGTATATGCCCTTGTTTTTGTTACTCAGCCCGTAGGAGCTCAAGCGCCTAACGATCGAGACTTTATACAGCTTTTACAAACCTTGGCAATATTCTTAACCGGAGCCCTTGGCGGCGTGTTAGCCGGTAATGGCCTAAAGTCTAAACCTAAAGAGCACTCTAAGACCGACACGCCAAACACGAATACGCTTTGATATCTGACAAAAAGCCCTCATACTGATACTACAAACGCTGAGAGGGCTACTCGGTTAGTAGCTTTATCGGCCTTAACAAAGGGCTAAGTAATGAATAGTTTGGATATATTGATCGGTTTGGCAGCCTGCGGTATGGGCTTTATGTTTATGGTAATTGGTTACTCAATAGGTTATAAGCACGGTCACGGCGAGGGCTTTGTACGTGGCCGTGCTATTGCTCAAGCTCTGAAAGACAAGGAGCTGATCTAATGAGTTTCCTCGATAACTATGAAGATGTAAATGCTCGGATTATCCGCTTTCGTTCAGAGTTTCCCTCAGGCAGATTAGTCGCTTTTGTAGAGAAAGAGGATTTAGCCGCTGGCTGGATCTTAATTAGAGCTGAGGCTTACAAAGAATACGAAGATGAAAAGCCGAGTGCGATTGATTATGCCTATGGCAACGTAGCAAGCCTTACTCAAAATATGAAAAAATGGCTAGTAGAGGATACAACTACCTCAGCTTATGGGCGCTGCATCGGGTTGCTATCGCCTAGCCCAGCTGGACGGCCTACACGTCAAGATATGGAAAGAGTCGAAAGCCTGCCGGCGAGTGCTGATCCATGGGCCACGCTAACACTTACACAAACAGCTAAGGACACAGGCACGACAGCGCTCGGCACAGCTGTAGCAGAGATCAGTAATCAGCTCGGCGGTGAGTTAGTACCTGCTAGTCCTCGCTGTGCTCATGGCACGATGATTTGGAAACAAGCTGCGGCCGGATCGCCTAAGAACTGGGGCGGGTACTTCTGTACTGAAAAAACTAAAGCTACTCAATGCACGCCTTACTGGCACGTATTGGCCAGCGATGGCAAGTGGAAGCCACAGGTATAACCATGGGCGAAATTACATTTATTAAAAACGGCTATTCGACTGTCATTAAAACAGATGGCTCAATTACTACTACTGCCCTAGATCAATGCGATCAATGCCTTAACTGGGTTACAGAGTCCGGCGGTCTCAAGATCCGCGATGTAGGCCAAGAGGTAGTGCTATGGCTGTGTGCAGAGTGCAGGGCTTAGTGCTAGACCGCGTGATCTTAGATCGCTCACAAGAGATCATGGCGCACCGAACAGCTTTAGAGCGAGCAGCTGTTATGAACGATGAGTGGTTTAGGCTCTACGGCCAATCGCTTAATTATCACGAAATGATATCTCAGCATGCAGAGTCAGTAGGTGCCGAGATAGCTGTAGCTGAGTATTTCGGGCTACGTAACTTCGTGCCATCCATCAATACGTTTAAGGATGAACCTGACGTTGAGACTGAGGTATCTCGTATTGAGGTCAAGCACACGAAGTACGCCAATGGACATCTGATCTTACAAGAGTCACAGCGATCACGGCCTAACGATGTGTGCATCTTGGTCTGCGGCAAGAGCCCGGTCTATCAGCTATTGGGATGGATCCCGGCATTTATGGCCATGAGGCCGCGCTACAAACACTCACAACAGGGCAATTACTGGGTGGGCCAGCGCAATCTATTCGAGATGAAGTATTTGAGGAGCTCTAACTATGGCGATACACAGATCTAAATGCCGAATATGTAAAAAGATTACCAATCATGAGGAGCGCATAGTCACCGACAACCTACCGCCTTATGTTAAAACGCTTCAATGTATCAGCTGCGGGGTTATGGGCGTTGTATTGATGGAGGATATAGATGCCTAAAGACACGCCCAAGATCCCGCGTATTATCAAATGGATTTGCATAGCCATGCTACCCTTGTGTACTTCATTAAATACTCCTGCTAACGCAGTTGAGATAAATCAAATAGATAAATATAAAATATATATACATCTAAAAGTAATGAATTATAAAGAGTTTGTATGTATAAATAAACTATGGACTAAAGAAAACAGGTTATGGGATCCCTATGCCAAGAACCCTAAGTCCTCTGCATTTGGTATACCTCAACTCTTAAAGCTTAAAGAAACTAACCCATATGTACAGATGGATCTTGGTTATAAGTACATAGTCCATCGTCATAAGACTTCATGTAATGCCCTTGCATTTCATATGCGTAAGGGATGGTACTAATGGTTCAGGGTAGACATGATCCAAGGCTTAGCCGTAAGTACAAAGCACAGCGCTTGATAGTCCTTGCAAGAGATGGCTATGTTTGTGCGTACTGCGGGCAGGATGCTACGACTGTAGATCACATCGTTAGTCTCAAGCATGGAGGCGATCCAATCTCATTAGAGAATATGGTGGCCTGTTGTAAGCGTTGTAACAGCTCTAAAGGTTCACGCTCACAGGCTGTTTTTTTAGCTCAGACGGCTAC